AAGACAGATAAAGAGACTGTGAAGAAGTGGCTTAAGAAGCCTAGGAGCAAGAGGGAGAAGGAAAGAGACACTGACTGGGCTTTTCTGAAGAGGAAGTATGATCTTGCTCTCTCCCTGAGGAGACCCTTTGAGAGAAGGTGGCTCATTACTCTCTCATTTCTTGCAGGACGGCAGTACGTGTTCTATAATCAGACTGCTGAGATGCTCCAACAAATTCTTCTAAGGAAGGGAAAGCAGAGGATTGTAGACAATAAGCTACTCCCCAGGTATCGGAAGCAAGTTTCCCGTCTCATTAGAAACAATCCGACTGTGAGTGTGGTGCCCTCCAGTAGTGACCAAGAGGACATAGAAGCTGCTCGCAAAGGGACTAAGTTCCTCAAGCATTTCTGGCGTAATGGGAAGATGAAGAAGAAAGTGAGGGAGCTAGGTGGCTGGATCTACGCTACTGGAAATGGGTTCCTCTCTGATGCCTGGGATCCTATGCTTGGGCCGACAAAACTTAATACTGAGAAGGGAGTTTTGGAATATGAGGGAGATGCTACCTGTGGGGTATGGAGTCCTCTTGAGGTTGGCTTTCCCATTGCTGGCCTAGGAGACACAGACCTACACGCTCTCCCCTGGATGATCAGGATGAAGTACAGAAGTCTTGAGTATCTAGCTGCTAACTACGAGTTAGGGGAGTTGGTGAAGAATGAACAGAAACCTCCTGGGACTTTTGATGTAGGGATGCTGTGGAATCCTTCTGCGGGGGCTAGCAGTGAGGTGGAAGGAGCTACGCTTATAGAACTCTACGTGAAACCGAATAAGCAATTCCCCGAGGGACTCTTTCTGGCTGGTGCCAATAAGGTAATGTTGGAGAAGAGTATCTATCCTTTTAATCACTATCATATGGAGCAATTCAAAGATATTGAGATACCGGGAGTATTCTGGGGTATGGCTACGTCAGAAGCGGCTATCTGGCTCCAGAAAATCCACAACATGACTCTCTCGGATATTGTGGAGTTTAACAAGACTATGGCTAGGGGGAAGTACCTAGTACCTAAAGGTAGCCAGATGGAAGTAGAACCAGATGATACTCATGGACAGAAACTTCTCTACAAACCAGTAATGGGACACAAGCCAGAGATTCTTGATCTGAAAGGACTACCGAATACCTATGACAAGGCTCTGGCTCTTGTTGCCCAGGGACTTATGGAACTCTACCACCAGCATGAAGTAACGCAAGGGACTAATAAGAGTGACATTAGGAGTGGTAATATGGTGGAGTTACTTCTCGAGAGTGACGATATGGGCAATATTCCTACCCATGCGGTCTTTGAGGAGTCTCTGGAAGCTACACTGCACAGGATACTCTTGAGAGTGCAGAAGGGATATACGACTGAGAGGATGATTAAGATTGCAGGGGAGGCTAATAACTATGAGGTGTTGTCTTTCCAAGGAGCAGACTTGAAAGATAATACTGATGTCTTTGTGAAAAAGGAAAGTACGCTACCTGATTCTAGGGTCATGAGAGAGAGGAAAATCACAGAACGTTTCAAAGAAACACTCTATGGTGATCCTGCTGATCCAATGACGAAGAGAAAAGTTCTGAAGATGCTAGATGATGCTATCATTGAGGATATTTATGGAGAAACTCATCTGGATGAACAGAATGCTAATATTGAGAACAGAGCACTTCTCGCACAGCCAGGAGTAGTGTTGGCTTCTAATGACTATGATAATGATGGAGTTCATCTTCATATCCACAAGAGCTTCAGGAAAGGAAGGACTTACCAGAAGGTGAAAGAGGGGAATCCTGAGGAGGGACTTGTTCTGGATGCTACTTTCCAGACACATGAGGCTTTTCATATTAAAGCTCTGGAAGAAAAGATGAAGATGCAAGAGAAAGTTGTAAACCTTAATGAAAGGAGGAAGTAGGAATGCCAATAACAAAAGAGGTACTGGAAGCTTCAAAAATAAAGGAGGACCAGGAGTTCGGAGAAAGAGTAAAGTATCCACTAGCAGTAAAGTGGAACAAGTTTGTGAGGTATATGCAACAGGCAAGAGATGAATGGACAAAGCTTCAAGAAGAGATGGATGGTGTTGATAGGAGGAGGCTAGAGGATTATCCTGTTGTAGCCCAGAAACATCTTGGACGCTTCAGGGGTGTTAAGTTTGAGTGGATGGCGGGTATGTTTACAGACTATTATCGAGGAGCTGGAGGACTCGATGATATGCACATAATTCTTCCTCCAGAACCTAAAAAGGAGAAGTCAGATGCCAGGAGTAAAAAAGATTGATGAAAGCGGCAACCCACCAGAGGGTAACGACGCTGGAAAAATCCAAGTTGATGGGAAGGACTACTCAGTAGAGGATGTCCAGAACTTAGTTAAACAAGGAGTTTCTGCAACCCAGAAGACGCAAGAGGTTGCAGGCATACTGGCTGCTGCGGAGAAGTACGGAGTAGATATTGAGACTTATCTGGGGCAGGCAGAAGGAGCATTTGGCGTTATGAGTCAGTTAATTGCTGATAAGGTGATTGACGAGAAGGGAAGCATAATTAAGAAAGAACCGGTTAAATCTACTGGTGATGATCTTAAAGGAGACGATGATTTGGCTAAGCTTCTTAACTTGTCTACGGGAGATCCAAGTAAGTTGACAGGAGAAGAGAAGATTGGAGCAATAGTTGCTAAAGCTCTTGAGCCTCAACTTGAGGGAATTAAGAAGCTAGCAGAGCGTGTAGCTGCTGTAGACAAGACACAAGGAGATATGATCCGACTCAGTCTCGAAGAGAAAGTCATGAGTAAGTTTCCGAATCTGAAACCTAATGACGTTTCCCAGGTCTTTGGAAAGGCTATGGACGATAGGACTAAGAGTCTGTGGGACCATGCAGAGGCTGTGAGTAAAGTAAAGACAGGGGAATTGGATGTTCTGAGAAAGGAGCATGCAAAGGAGTTTGGAGTTAACATTGAGGAGTTTGATGAAAATAAGCTGAGGGAGCAAGAAGCTGGCGGTGGAGCTGGAGTCTTCTTTAAGGGGAAGAAGTTCTCCTTTGACAAGAAAGGAGAGGATGTAGTAGATCCATCAAAGGCGGCGAATGAGTATATCGAGAAGATGGTCTCCCAAAGCTAGGAGGCAGATTGAATGGCTTTTGCAACATTGGCAACTTATAGTGAGGTCTTAAAGACCATCTATCTTCCTGCCGTTCAGGAACAGTTGAATCATGGAACTATTTTAAGTGATTTGCTTGATGTGAATGAGGAAGATATTAGTGGTAAGGACGCTAAGATTGAATGTCACTACGGGAGAAGTAGTGGTACAGGCGCTATAGCTGACGGTGGATCTCTTCCAACGGCTACTTACCAGAAATACATAACTGCAACAGTCCCGATGAGATATATGTATGGTAGGATTCATGTAACTGGTCCTACTATGGCAGCTACGAGGGACGAGCGAGGGGCCTATGCGAAGGTTCTGGACTCTGAAATTAGGGGTATTACCAGAGACTTGAAGATGGAAGTTAACAGAATGCTCTGGGGATGTGGCTGGGGCCTAGTGGCCAGATGGCACAGTGGGAATCTTAATACTGCTCTTAATTGTCCTAAGAAGTACAGGGGCAACAGTGCAGGTGGAGACTGTTTTGGTACTACCTTTGGAGCGAAGTACCTGACTGAGAGGGGTGATGCGGTGTTCCATGTAGTTAGTGGAATGTCTGGTACCTCCGCTACCTATACTCTTGGGACGACTGATATAGTAGGTGGTGCTGTAGACAAGAGTCGTACTGACTACGACATAGTCACATGTGGTACTGACGCAGGAAACCCGGCAGAGGGTGACTTCTTTACAAGAAAATCTGCCCTTGCTGTGTGGGGGGCGGCTGGAAGTGCCCACCGTCGAGAGATGATGGGTCTTAGGGGTATTGTCACTAACACAGATATGGAAGACATAGCACTCGTCAATGCGACTCATGCTCCGCCAGCTGCAGGTGATGGACTCTACGTTGACTCTCTGCAGGGGCTTACGGCTGCGAGTTAT